AAAGAGAATGCTTAAATCAAGGGGATATCATGTTAAAGATCATCGGGCAGATAACTTTCTGACAATCACTTATAAAGGTAAGACAAACTACTTTTATATATTTGGTGGTAAGGACGAAGGCTCACAGGATCTTATCCAAGGTATTACGCTTGCTGGTATGTTCTTCGATGAAGTGGCTTTAATGCCTCAATCGTTTGTTAACCAGGCGACTGCGCGTTGTTCTGTGGATGGAGCAAAGTTTTGGTTCAACTGCAATCCAGCGGGACCTTATCATTGGTTTAAATTAGAATACCTTGACCAGTTAAAAGAAAAGAACATGCTGCACATCCATTTTACGATGGAGGACAACCTCTCTCTTACTCCAAAAACGATAGAGCGCTATAAAAGAATGTACAAAGGCATCTTCTATCAGCGATTTATCTTGGGTTTATGGGTGCTTGCAGAAGGTGTTATATATGACATGTTTAATAAGGACAAGCATGTCGTTTCTGCAGCAGAAAGAAAATATTCCAAGCACTATGTCAGCATTGACTATGGTACTCAGAACCCGACGACATTTGGTCTTTGGGGTCTTTGTGATGGAGTTTGGTATAAGGTAAAGGAATATCATTATGACGGCCGCCAAAAGAGCAAGCAAAAAACTGACCCAGAGTATTTAGAGGATTTGCAAAAGTTTTTAGAAGGAATTAATGATTTTAAAGGCGTGATTGTGGACCCGTCGGCGGCTTCTTTTATTGCTCTATTAAAAAAGAATCATATCAAAGTTATTAAAGCCAAAAACGAAGTTATTGATGGAATTAGAAATGTCAGTAATGCATTGAATAATGGATTGATTAAATACAATGCTTGCTGCAAGGAAACATTCAGAGAGTTTTCTTCTTATATTTGGGATGAAAAAGCTGCAGATCGTGGTGAGGACAAACCGGTAAAGCAGAATGATCATCAACTTGATGCTGATCGATATTTTGTTAATACGATTTTATTCGGGAAAACAAAAGCCCGTGCTGTACCATCTCTATACTAAAGCGAGGTGAAAAAATGAGACGCTCTACAATTAGAATGTCAGTCCATGAACCAACCGACGGAATCATAAAAGACCTTATAAAACAACATGCTGCATCTAAAAATACAACTCTAGGACTTTACAAACGATACGATCAAGAGGAGTTAGAAATTCAGAAACGAACCTTCACGGACCCGAAAAAACCAAATAATAAATTGGCTCATGACTACAGGGGTTATATCATTAATCAGGTTGTCGGCTATTTATGGGGTAATCCAATAGCTTATCAGATTGATAAACTGAAATACGATGAAAGTAAATACAAAACGTATAACGACAAGCTGTCTAATTTTAATATTTTAAACACGATTGATGATGCGGACAGTGAACTAGGGAAAATAATGGGGATTTGCGGTTATGCGGCCAGACTTCTTTATGTGGATACAGAAGGCGTGGAGCGCGTTATGAATCTGTCACCTTGGGAAGTCGTATTCATCCAAGATAAAAACAGAATTAATCATGCCATGCGCTACTATAAAGAATTGTATCGTGAAGGAAATGAGCAAAAAGAACGAACAAGGGTGGAATGGTACGATTCGACTTATGTTTCTTTTTATGTAGAGAACAAAGACGGTAATTATGTTCTTGATGAAGAAGGACAAAAATCGCACTTATTTGACGATGTGCCGGTTATCCTTTTTCAGAACAATGATGAAGAGCGAGGTGATTTTGAAAAAGTAGAAACGTTAATTGATGCTTATGACAAAAATAGAAGTGATTCTACTAACGAGGTCGAGACCTTTGCTAACGCGTATATGAAATTTAAGGGTGTTTCAGTAGATAAAGAGGTCATTGATGGTGCTAAGCAAACAGGAGCATTTGAAGTGCCTGAAGAGGGTGATGTTGATTTTATCACGAAAAATATCAATGACACGTTTGTTGAAAACACCAGAAAGAATCTGAATGAAGATATTCATAAGTTTTCTGCAAGTGTTGATATGGCGGACGAAAAGTTTTCTGGTGCTAATCAATCGGGTGAGAGTCGAAAATGGAAGCTCATCGATCTTGAAAATAAAGCAGGTACAAAAGCTCGTAAGTTCAGTAAAGGGCTACGTGAACAATTTAAAGTGTTGTGCAGCGCATGGAAGAAGAAAGGAATCCAATTAAACTATCTCGATGTATTTTGGGAGTTTAAGCGTAATTTACCGATTGATTTGCTTTATGTTGGTGATGCAGTGTCCAAGTTAAAGGGAATGCACAGTGATCAAACGTTGCTTGGTTTAATTCCTTACATTGATGATGTAAGTTATGAACTTAATTTGATGGAGCAGGAGAAAGAGCTGCTAGGCAAACGAGTAAACTTGGACAAGGTTATAGATAATGAAAGGGATGAGGAATCATGAGTAAAAATACAGTAACGCCAGCACAAATTAATGCGATTCTTGATGATTCTGTTATTGATGTTCAAACAGTTTTGGATAAATGCACAGTAGTTACATGTCAATTGCCGAATGGTTTCATTATTGTTGAATCCTCAGCTTGTGTAGATCCAGCCAATTACAATGAGAAACTAGGAGCTGAAATCTGTTTAAAACGAATTGAAAGCAAGATTTGGGAACTAGAAGGATATAAACTTCAAAGTGAATTAAGTGAAAATCCTAAACTTCGAGTTGGTGTAGATATTACTAGCTTGGATGTGTATAAAGAAATTCTTTCTGTTGTACAGGAATGTGTAATTGATGATCGTATTCCCAAAGAAGTTCGTGAAAATATGGTAAATAGATTAGGTGCAGTGATAGGGGAATTACAAAAAAATAATCCGAGGTGTTTCTATTGAGATATGAAGAATATCACGTTGTAGGCGAAGTTTCTAAAACAAGAGAATTTGAAGGCACTCCGGAAGAAATTGCGCAATTGATTAGTCTAACTGAAAAAGCCGAACCGACACCCTTACCTAAAATAACAGGTAGCAATATTGATAATTTGTCTTATCAGGAAAAACAAGACCTTTTGAAATATGCTCATTTAGCATTTCGTTATTTTGGTATCTCGCTAAGTGAATTGTTGCAAATGGATAAAAGCACAGTAGACTGGCTATATATTTTCGTGGATAAGACTATTCGAAAAGAAAAAGGGGAACAGGAAAAACAGAAAAAGGCTGTTATTAATTCTAGTCCTTCTATAACTATTAATAGCGACAGTAATCCAACAGCAATTGCTAACGCTGTGAAAAAAGCTTTAGATGAAGCTTGGGAAAGGCTATTGGGATTATATGGAGGATCAAACGAACTAGGAATTTGGAGTTTTGAACAACCGGTAACTGCGGATAATCAAGACTTAATAAAAGTGGCTCCTGATAAATTTTATGACCATAAGGTAAGAGACTAGCAACTCAAAAATGAGGGGCTTTTTTTATTGTCCAAAAAACTGATGACATTAAAAGCTGTTAATCACATTGAACTTTACAGGGCCATAAGGAACTGTAAAAGGGCAAGGAGGATATTTATGTTTAAAAAGCAATTGAAATTATACACACCGGTCTTTCCGTTATGTTTAGATATACAGTACTTCTCAGATGGAGGAGATGGAGGTACACCGCCAGCTAATCCGCCGACAGGAGGAAATCCAACGCCGCCGCCTAATCCAGAGCCATTAAAACTCACTTTGGAAGCTGTACAATCATTCGTAAACGATGATGAGGGCGGTAAGAAATGGCTTCAGTCTCTTACAGATACTCGTGTTACTGATGCGATTAAAACGTATGAGACAAAAACACTTCCTAAAAAGCTAGAAGATGAAATTGCTAAACGGTTTCCTACTGAAACAGAAGCGGAGAAACAATTACGTGAGCTAAAACAGCAATTCGAAGAATCGCAACTAGAAGCGAAACGTGAAAAGTTACGAAACAAAGCGTTATCTGTTGCGACTGAAAAGGCGTTACCTGCTCAATTGGTAGACTACTTTATCGGGCAAGACGAAGAAACGACTTTGAAAAACCTTGGCATGTTCGAAGAAGTGCTTTCTACTGCTATTCAATCTGGTGTTGAAGCGAAGTTTAAAAGTGGTGGTCGTGATCCGCATCCTTCTACACCGAATGTAGGAATTGAGTCTCAAATTGAAGAAGCGAGAAAGAAAGCAATGGCATCAGGTAAACAAGAAGATCGTGTTGCATACGCAGCTTTAAAAATGAAAAAAGAAATGCAGGGAAAATAAGGAGGAATTTTAAATGACGATTTATACAGCTGATATGATTGGAAAAAAGTTTTCGATTGTCGATGAATTAATGATGCTTAATCCGCATCAAACACCTTTAGTTTCACGTTTAGGATTTGGAGAGGCAGTTACAAATACCACACATGAATGGTTTGAAGATGCGATGTTTTCTTTCGAATCGACGGCAGACGGAGCTTTCCTTGTGTCAGATACAACTATTAAGGTGGTAGATGCGGAGCCGTTTCGCACGGAACAAGTTATTCGTAATGGTGATGAGCTGATGTTAGTTACAGCCGTTAATGGTGCGACGAAAGAATTGACAGTTGTTCGAGGCCACGCTTCAACTACTGCTGAGCCGATTACAAGCGGTGGTAAAATTGAGGTTATGTTCGTTGAAGGTCAAGAGGGTCGCGACGCACGTCAAGCTCGTTACAAAAAACGCGTGAAAAAATCCAATATCACTCAAATTTTCGATGACACAATCGAGGTAACAGGAACAGCGCAATCCGTAACACAATACGGCATTTCTGATATTTACGAGAATGAAAAACAAAAGAAACAAGTGGAGTTAGCATTACAGCTTGAAAAAGCGATTATCAACGGCATCCTGTATGAAGATGGAGATAAACGCTTGATGAAAGGGATTCGTGACTATATCGCAACAAATGTGACAAATGCTAGTAATGCTGCACTAACAATCGATATGATTAATGATTTAGCTCAACAACAATATGAGAAAGGCGCATTCAATGAAGGCGGTCAATTTGCGATTATGGTTGGAGCTAAGCAAAAACGTAAATTATCCAAGTTGGATGAAAATAAAATCATCTTACCACGAGCTGATGATACGCGCGGTTCTGCAGTAGATCGCATTGTAACGGATTTCGGTGAATTTGACATCATGTTAAACAATAACCTACGTCCAGATGAATTGCTGATTGTGGACACGAATCGTATTAAAATTCGTCCACTAAAAGATCGTGATTTCTTCCATAAATATTTGGGAGACAAAGGGGATTATGTAACCGGAATGCTAGTTGGTGAATATACACTAGAATTCAAGCAAGAGGCGGCACACGGGCGATTACACAACTTAGCGTAAGGGTTTATTCCCTTGCGCTTGTATTTTTGAAGGAGGGGTATTCATGAAATTCACAAGTGAAAAGTATCCAGAGTTAGGATTCTATGTTGATGGCGAACGCAAGAAGTTTGTCAACGGTGTTTATGAAGCGAACACCAAAAAAGAACAAGAGGTTCTAAGTAAGTTGAAAGGTGTAACAAAAGTCGCTGAAAAAAAGACACCTGATGACAAATGAGCAATCTGAATAAATCAGCGGAGCTCATCGAAAAACTACTCGATGCTCAAATAGATGGCTCTGAAAAGGTGATTGCCAAACGATATGCCAAGCTTTTGAATGAGATTCGGTTAGAGCTAAGTAAAGTCTTTGAACAATATGAAAAAGATGGTGTTCTGACCTACTCTGAAATGGCGAAATATGACCGTTTACACAAGTTTTTAAGTACGGTAAACCATTTACTCTCAGTGAACTATAAAGACGTAAAAACAGTCGTTTATGGAGCGTTAGAGAGTATATACAAAGAAGGTTATTATCGTACAGCTTGGGCGATTGAAACAGATTCATTGAGTAAATTAGCTTATGCAGCTGTTACGGCTGATGTAGTGACGGCCATGATTGAAAACCCAATCAGTGGACTGACGCTTTCCCAACGTCTTGAGAAAAATCGGACGAACATTATTTATACGATTCAACAAGAAATCACTAGAGGTCTAGTTGAAGGTAATACGTATTCTACAATGGCCAAACGATTGAAAGAGTCAATTGAAGTGGATGCTTCAAAGGCCATGCGGATTGTACGCACTGAGGCTCATCGTGCAAGTCAATCAGGTCAGCTTGAGAGCGCTGTTGAGGCAACGAAAAAAGGTGTTGTGATGCTTAAAGAGTGGGGAAGTATGGAGGATGAAAGAGTAAGGCATGGAAAATCGAATCATCGAAAACTAGATGGGGAGAAAATTCCAGTCAATGACTTATTTGACGATGGTTTAAGTAAGGGTTTGGCACCAGGGCAATTAATGGGCGCTAAATCTGCCTCGTCTAATATAAATTGTCGCTGCGTACTCTTCTATTCTATTGATAAGATTACAAAACCTGATGCGAAAGAGCTTGAAGGCATGACGTTTGAACAATGGGAAAAAGAACGCCTAAAATCCTCGAAATGAGGTGAGTAAATGGAGTTAGAAGAACTAAAAAAACGCTTAAAAGTGCCGCAAGAGGATACGTCTCAGGATGACTATTTAAAGATGGCACTGGAAGATGCGGTTGATTACGTTAAAACATACTGTAATAACCTATTTGCGGACGGTTTGCCCGGCGGAGTGAAGAAGGCCACCGCGTTGATTGTTAAATCAATGGGAGAAGCGTCGAATGTTCAGTCACAAAGCCTAGGAGATATGGAAAAAAGCTTCTTTGAAGGCGGCACAATGAACGAAGCTCATCGTTATCTTGAGCCTTATTGTGTAAAGAAGGTGAAGTTCCTATGAGGAGAAGCGGGATAACAATAAGAGGTACGGATAACACGGGCCGGCTTCTCGATAGTTTACAACAACTCGGGGCCAAAAGGATCAATGTTGGTGTGTTTGGGGCAGATGATTCCGAATTGGTCATGATTGCAGCTGTTCACGAATTTGGAACAGAAATTCAAGTGACAGACAAAATGCGTGGCTGGTTTGCGGCAAATGGTTATCCACTTAAAAAGGAAACAACTGTTATTAAAATACCTGAAAGGTCGTGGCTCCGTAGCGGATATGACGAAAATATTGATGCTATCGCAAATAAGGTTCAAGAATTATTGCCTGATGTATTAGACAACAACATAGATCCTAATACCTTTATGGATTCTATTGGTTTGGAGTTTGCAGGAATGATTCAACAGAAATTAAGAAATCTTCAGGAACCTGCCAATAG